TCAATTTCTTCTAAGGTTAAGTCAGCAGGTTCGGTTGCAGACTCTTTGTGGTCTAGCTTTTGATAGAACTCAATGCGGTTGGCAATCTCGTTAAAGTCTTCTGGGTCAGGTTGTCTGTCTTGTTCTAAGCAGTAATAATACTTAGCCGCAGCAACTAACATATTCTCTATGTAGTTATCATCCCTTGGGACATCGACATAACCTAAGTCCCAACCATTTCTTAGATAACAAATGCGAGCCTTATGCCACCCTATCATATACATAGCAAACTGAACTTGCCCATAGTAAGTCTCATAGATATGGTCTTCATCCATCTCAGTGTTCTTAAACTCATATACGGTTTTATTGAAGTAGTCTAAGGCATCAAACTCAATGCTCATGTAATCTCTAGCATCGTCAACATAACGGTTTTTATCAACCGTAAGAGCAATGCCGAAATGTTCTTCGACAAGCTCTTTGATGATATGTTCCATCCTAGTTCCCATGCTCATTTTCTTTTTAGCCGTATTAGTAAAAGAAGGTTTTGCCCGTTTGGTGTCTTGCATCCATTGGTCTATAACATCTCTATACCGGTTGCGGTTTAATATGGCAGAAATCTTGGAACTTGATACTCCTGTTCTTCTTTTAGGAGCTACTTTCAAATCTTCTTACCACCATGTTTGTAAGGTCTTGTGGCATTATAATTAAACTTAATTTTAATCATATCTTCTATATCGCAGTCTACACTTTCTGCCCAGTCAAGAATACGAATGATGACATCTGCCATCTCGATACCAATGCCTTCTGGCTTATCGGGTTTGTCTTCATTAAAGTAAAAGAGTGGCATATCATTACGGTACTCTTCCAACGCTTCACTTAGTTCAGAGTGAGCAAGGGCTACGACTTCAGGAAAGTCTCTGCCCTCATCCCACCAACCTTTCTCTTTAGCCATTTCATGAATGGCTTTTTGCAGTCCTCTAATTCCCATTAAACATCACACCTCGCATAATCACATTCTGGTTCGATACACTCTGTGCATCCATTTCTTTTAACTAATGGTGCCCCACATATCGGACACACATCCAACATCTCGTTGTTATAAACGGTTGTAGGTGGTGTAAGAATTGCTTCATCCTCAATCTTTATAACAGCGTCTCCCTTAATCTCGTATGGCTTAGTGAACTCTTTTGTTTCTTTAGTTTCTTTATCATACCAAGTTTCTTGAACTAGGATGCGAGGGGCAACCGCAGGGTTTTTATCTGCTTGCCAACCACTTGTCCCAGAAAGAATACCAACCTTAGCACAGTTATCTCTAAACACAGTTGCACCTTTAAGACCATACTCATGTGCTTTAAAGTAAATGTCAATGATGTCATCGACTGTGGCATCGTTGTTTAAGTTAAAGGTAGAGCTAATGGCAGTATCAACATAGTTTTGAATGGTTGCTTGAACAGCGGCACGGTCATCGAAGTCAATGTTTTGGCTGGTGACTTTTGCCCACTCAGGAAGTTCGTCAATGCTATCAATTTTAAGGTGAGCTGCAAGTGCCTTAGGAGTTTTCTCCCACACTGTAATGGTCTTCTCAGCTTCAAACATACTTTGAATGGTGCGGTTATAACCTAACATGAAGAATGGTTCCACCCCACCTGAGACACCTAACACATTACTAATTGACCCAGTCGGTGCGATAGATAAGATACGAGAGTTACGAAGACCAAACTGTTTAATCATACTCTTAGTTTCTTCTGTGTAAGCATGGTTGAAGAAGACAGATTTACTAACAAGGTCATAGTCATAGCGCTCAAATGAGCCGTAGTGTTGTGCTCTCATAGCACTGGCTTGAGCTGCTGCGTTTGCCATGAGCTTCATGATGTCATCTAAAAGTTCAATGAAAGGCTCGCTACCGTAAGCCATGCCCATACCTAAAGCTAAATCAGCAAGACCCATGACACCTAGTCCTACTTCTCTCCACTGTCCTACATGGTCTCTTTGTTCTTGAAGTGCATGTCTATCACCCAACATAGTTAAAAGCTCGTCTAAGCCCCATGTCATGTGTTTGACGACATGTGCAAATCTGCTAGCATCAAAGTAAGCATCTTCGGTAAATGGTTTGCGTACGAACGCATATAGGTTTACAGAGCCTAAGTTACAAGAACCATTCGCCATAAGTGGTTGCTCACCACAGGGGTTAGTTGCTGTGAACTTAACATCAGGGTACTCACTGAGTAAATGGTAGTTATTGACATTATCAATGAATATCATTCCAGGGTCACCCATGGTGTGGTTAGCATACGCAATGACTTCCATTAAGTCTCTAGCTCTCACACGTTTTGTAATAACTTCGTATGGAGTTTCAAAACTCATCTCCCACATTTCATCGTTAGCTGCGGCTTTAATAAAGTCATCAGTCATAGCTAAGGAGATATTAGCCCCATTGATTTTAGTGAGGTCTAGCTTGGCTGTAGCGAAGTCTAATACATCGGGGTGGTCAATGTTCATCATGAGCATTAAAGCCCCTCTACGCTTAGCCTGTTGCGTATTTAAGGTAGTGTGTGAATACTTCTCAGCAAACACCATCGGTCCTGGACTTGTGCTTGAGGTGTTATTTACCTTAGCATCCTTAGGTCTAATCTTAGATAAGTTTAAACCTTGCCCACCACCATAGCTGTAAGTCCTAGCTAAATGGTAGTCAGCACGGTAGATGTCTTCGAGACTATCTTCTGGGTCAGTAGCGACATAGCAGTTAGAGCCCGTGATGTTTCCTTCTCTACCGATGGCATAGAGGTTACGACCACCCCATAAACCTTCTTTATTTTTAAATATCTCATAGAGTTCTTTATCGCCTAAACTAATACGCTCAATAAACTCCTCATGTGTCTCGCCTTTTTTCTTGTACTTGGAGAGAACGACTTCTTGCCGTTCATCTAAATTGTCCCACATGTTATACTCCTTTCTGTTTTCCGAGCCACTTGAGGAAGTGCTTGTAAGCAGACCTCATATGCCCGTTTAATGTAATGTTCGAGCCATTATAATAATACCTCTTCCCTTGTTTTCTAAGTAAGTTTCTTTTAATTAAGACTTCTTCATCATAGGCTTTCATTTGATTAGCCATCTGGAAGACAATCTCTTTATTATTTAAGTGAGCTAAATATTCTAATATGCCTATCAGTCTGGGGGTTTCCATTTGGGAGTAGGACTGCATGCTCGCACTCGCCCCTGCATGGTTATACAACCTATAATCTTCTACTATGATGACATCGTAACCTGCATTGACTAAGCGTTCATGTTCAGCCCAATACTCTAATTTAGTTTCGAACTTGTCTGCTCTAATATTCCCAGCTTCCTCTAGCTCAAAAGAAAATATCGTGTAGCCTGTAATCCCTTTTCCTTCTGTGTAGTTTCCTGAGGGGTCTATCGAGATAACTCTAATGACTCAACACCCTCTCTCACAATAACTCTGTTGCCATCAACTTCTACATGCACTTTAACACTTAGGTTATCATAATCAGGATTATCTTTAATTGCTTTCTCAATGGCATCTCTAATAAATAATTCTTGGTCTAAACTCATATAAACTTTACCTCTTCTTTCTCTGCCCAATTTGTAATGGTTAATTCTAAGTCTGACACTGGTGGAACCACCATCCAGTCGACATCTTCCATAATCTCTTTTATTACAGGGAGTAAGAACTCTTCTCCCTTATAGACTTCAAACGACAGCTCATCGTGAATGTTCATTTGGAACCGTGTCTTATAGCTAAGTAATAGTCTATCAATTTCAATAATCTTTTCCTTTAACATATCAGCACATGTGCCTTGAATAATGTAGTTATAAAGTCTATAAACAAAACGGTTATTATCTAAATAATATCTACGACCATAGCGGTTCTTAACAAACCCTCTACGGTGGAATGTTTGGGTCACAGCTTTTTGATAGTCTAAGATTTTAGGGAACGCTTTGTAGTACCCTTCGTTTAGTTTATCTGCCGTTTCTTTATCAAAGCCAAACTGCTCCATCAATGCTTTGGTAGTAGCACCATAGTTCTTAGCAAAGTTCGTAGACTTCCCAAGACTTCTGTAGTATTTAAACTCTGGGTCTTCCTTAGATAAATGTGGAAAGGCTTCTAATGTGGTAGCCGCATGTAAGTCAACAGGCTCCCACAGTTCGTTGTCTTCATCCCTAAACCAAGTCTCTGTATCAATTAACTTTTTATCGGTTTCGGGGTCATAAGGTAATCCCTTTTTGTTGTGACACTTAAAGGGCATGTACGCACGGCACATGTTTGTATCTCCCCCACTAATGTCGTAGGTATAATTTGCTTGCACTCTTAGTTCTATTTGAGAGTAGTCATAATAGAAAATGCTGTCGTATTTTCCACCACTTACCACAACCATCTTGCGGGGATGTACCAACTCAGTCCCGCTCTTTGAAACAATTCCGTATTTGGGAAATTGTTGAAAATCACTCGAGACTCGTCCTGTAATAGCGCTCGCAGAGTTAATTTGGGTATAAGCTCTTCCGTCATATTCACTCTTATCTAGCATCCTTTCTATATAAGCTGAGTACCATTTTTCTAAAGTTCTTAGCTCCCTTATAACTTCCGCTAACTGGCTTGCTTTAGGTCCTTCAATAGACTTTAAAGCTCTATCATCGGTTGATACTAATTTTACATCATAACGCTCCTCGAAGATTTCTTTGATACGTTTATGTTGACCTACTGATACTTCTTCCCCAGCAAGTCTAACCATATCTTTTCTACGCTCAATGATATAGTCTCTCATATTCTTCTTAGCTTCTTGCAAGTAGTCACGGTCTATCTTTAAACCGACTCGCTCCATTCTAAAGAATGGTTTGATTAAGTTATTTTCTAGCTCAAAGATTTCCTTTTGACTTTTGGCAACTAAGACAGGGTACATTTTCTTAGCTAAGTTTAATGTAAGTTCGGTATCGTTCATAGCATAACTGAGCATGGCATCTGTGTAATCTTTATGTAAGTAAATATCTAAGTAGGTAGGGTCAGGGTGCTCTGTTTGATACTTTACCCACTCCGTTTCCATATCTTCTAAATCTGAAGGAATGAAGATGGTGTCTTTGACCACAGAGTCATACCACTTTTTAGTCTTGCCATAGCGTTTTAACATTTCCTTTATCTCATAGGTGCGTTCTCTTCTTATCGCAGTGAGTCCTGACTTAATAAGCTTTTCATCTTCCCCTGCACTCGCATGTAAATACTTTTTAGCGAGGGGCTTTAGTGCGATGGTCATAGTCTCATCCGCAGCAAGAGATAGTCTTGCCATAGTCATGGTGTCGGTTAGGTTATCATACTTATATACAATGCCAATGTTCTTTAACATGTGTAAGTCAAACTTAACGTTGTGTCCCATCACAAGTTCGAAGTGTTCCATAGCATCAAAAACATCTTGCAACCAGTCAGGAACTGCAAACATAATGGGTATCGCATAGCTTTCTTCATTGAATGTAAGTGTGATTAAAAATGGTTTATCTTTCTTCAAATGTAAGCCAGTGGTTTCAGTGTCAAATGCTAACCAGCCTACGCTTTTTTCTAGTCGTTTAATAAGTGTCTGTGCTTCTTCTTTTGTCTTAATAATTGACCGTTTATACAACACTGTCACCTCCCTTAGCTACTTTGACATGTCGGTTTATTTTATTAAGTCCTTTTCTAAATCGTTCACTTGGTATCAGTGTTCCACCAGCCCACTTAAATAAGTATAGCCTTGCCATCTCGTTGAGTAAGATACTAAACTCTTCGTTGTTCATACCTGAGATGTCTCTTAATGTGGCACGAGTAATACCGCTTGTGGTTTCCATAAAGTTAAAGAGCGTTGCATGCTTAGCATACATATCTTGTAACTCTACGAGTAAACTATCATCGACATCGGTGTACTTGCGTTGCTCTCTAACAAACTGAGAAAGTTTAAATACACTGTTGTCGTATAAGCGAATGAAAAAGTTCTTCGCCCATTCAACATGTTCAGCTTTAACAATAATCTTTTCAAAAGAGTCATCGGTAGACACTAGCATCGCTGCATTTGCTACAGCCACACGGGCTACCTTTTGCCAAGCTTCTGTACCGAATAATCTAACATGAGTATTATATTTCTCGTTTAGTTCTTTTGAGTCAAACCAAAGTTTCCTTTGAACCTCTGGGCTCATGACGATGTCTTCGGGCTTTCTTGTCCATACCCAACGAACTCTATCTTTGTAGCTTTCTTGGGGCAGCTTTGGAAAGTCTTCTTCTAAGAAAGAGATATACTCTTCTGGCTCAGGAATGAGTGTGAAGAAGTCATACCGTGCTATGTCTTCTGGACTGTGAATGAGTTCTAAAATAACCGATATACCGTTAGGGTAGCTACTGAGAGATTTTCCTGTGCTATTGTTTTCAGTCTTCGGGTTTGATATAGTAAGCATTCTTAAAGTACAGGGCACACGAAGGTCACTGTCCACCCTTACAATTCTTACTTGGTTTGAAGACCGTATCTCAGTCATTGCTTTAATAAATGCGTTGTCTTGCATAGAGGAAAACTCTTCAAGCACAACTAAGTTCTTATGTTCTCTTGGCAACAGTCCTATCTTAGTTCGGTTGGTGGCTTTGTTTGTCCCACCAATAAGACCTGCAACTGTTGTGGTTCCTAAGTTAATAATACTGCCTAAATCATATAGCTCTCGTTTAATCTTAGATGTCTTAGATTTCCCTGTTCTTGTCTCTCCCACCATGAATGCATCGATAGACCCTCTAATAGTTCGTGTGCCAACTTTAATAGAAAGTGGAGAATTATAAACTAAGTCAACCGTTTGAACAATATCTTTCTGAGCTTCGCCACCGATGTAGCCTTTGTCATACTCAAAAAGCCTGTCCATCGCTTGGTCAACAGTCTCACCACTTTGTTGTTTAAACACACTGAGTCTTTTCTTAACATCATTTGTAATTCTAAAATCTTGTAAGTCATTGTCTATGTTTGTGACTTTTTTTCCGATTAAAATTAACTCTTGTTGTCTTAATGGGTGTTGCACAGTTTTGTAAATTATCTTGTATTTTTTACCATTCTCTAATGGCACAAATGTGTATATATCTAATTCAATAGGTGCGCTATCGTTGTAGTTTACAACGGTAGACTTATATATTGTTGCATGAGATGCGTGCTTTATTCTAACGTTTTCTTCTTTTGGTGGTATCTTACATAAATCTCTAATGTTCTTTTGTACCTGAGTGTCCCTTAAGCCACTGTCCATCAGATAAAGAATATCTTCATTGTTTTTGTCAGTTACCGTGTAGACCCCTTTAAAGCCAGGTGCCATTTTATTGTAGGCAGGTTTTCCACCTTCTACGGGCAACTTCTCATATTCTATAACATTAGGTACACCAAAGCTGTTGTTATAAACACCAGTTACTTGAACGAGTGATGTGACATATTTATTACGGTAAGCAGGTTCGACCGATTTATCTAAAGAGATAGTAGGATGAACTTTTTCTTCTTCTTCCTTAAACTCTTCTTCGGACATTTCTTCCGTAGCATACATGATTTCAAGTAAGTCTTCTTTGGTTTTGTTATATTTAACTAGGTAGTCCCAAAGGTCTTCGCCTTTTTCTTTAGCCACTCTGTGGTGTCCAAAGACAATGTGTGGGTAACCTCCATGCTCTTTAATAAAGCGACCAAGCTTCATTGCCCCGTTCCGACCAGCGTCATCGTTATCATATAAGATATATGCGTGCTTGTCTTTAAAGGCATAGCCGAACAAAGAAGGTAAGCGACCTTCGCCACCTGTTATTGTGTATGCTGTCAACCCTAAACTTCGTGCAATTGCCATATCTTTTTCTCCTGCACAAATCAGGACTTCACTCTCATCCTTCATCTTTGCAACATCTGGAATAAGATAACCAGCTTTTACACCTATTCTGCTCCTTACCTTAGGCACATGTCCGGGGTTATACTTACGGACATCTAAGATTTGGTCATAGACATACACAGGGAAAGATATGCCTTCCCCTTCGTAACCAAGCTTAAGCTCATTAGCTGCTTGCTCAGTAATGTGTAAATCTCTTAACAGAGCTTTAGGTTTTTGTTCGGTCTTTAAGTTGTGCATGGCAGTATTCCACCGAACGTTGATAGCACTATTCTCAATATGGTTCATGAGTTTGTAAGCAGCTGCATAATCCACTCCTAAGACTTCAGAAAAGAAGCCTACTTCTGAGTGTTGCGCTCCACAAACTTTACAATGATAGACTCTCTTATCTACATTTATGTGGGCAGAAGGAACGGTTTCGAAATACCGTACGTTGCCGTTATAGTGAGGGAAGGGACAATTAACTGCCACCTCCCCTGAGTCACTCGCTTGGTCAAAGTCAGTATCTTTGAAAAACGTTTCAAAGAAACCCATTCCTTACCTCCCTTATATAATAGAGTCTTCTTCAGTTAATACTGCGTATGCTTTCTCACGAGTCGGGTAGAACGATTTAACATCTGGGTAAATCTTACCGTTGTACTCACGGTGAGCTAACTTGATACGCATTGATTTTCCTTTTACAGCTTCCATGTAGTCTTTTAACCCATCAAAGTCGGTTCCAGCAGGCACTCCAGCCGCTCTGGCAATGTTACTGAGCTTCCATGCGATGTTTGGGTTTGAGCTAACATTCACATAGATGTTACGACCTGCATGTTCTTCACTTAGGTCGTCTCTAACTTTCAGTAAAAACGCTGACTTTTCTAGTTCCCCAACAGTCTCAGGCTCATCGAACGCATGCGCATAGACTTCATAGAAACCTTCAGGTAATACTTCGTAATCTTTTTTCTCCCCTGTATCTTCAATAATTGTAATCTTAGCCATTTAAAGCCTCCTCCAAATCGATTTCAATATCGACATTTTTAAATAATTTTTTAACAAACTTCATAAACTGAACTGCGACATAGTGTGGCATAACCATTGTGTCCACCCCTATAAGTGGTGAGCCTTCACTCGGTCTTGTAATGATACGCTTGATGTCTAAACTCTTAACAAAACTACCAACAATGCTATGTTCAACCATCTTACCAACTAAGAATGATTTAACAATTTTAGAGTCTCCTGTCTTGAGTAATGTGTAGCCCTGTTTTTCTAACAAAGGTCTTACTGCACCAGGTCTTGCCCCTGGCTTAATAAATCTTTTGTGAACGCTAAAGTTCTCATCTTCTGCGAACTCATAAATAGCTAACAGTGTAGCGATGTCCACAATAAACTCTCGGTATGTCTTGTCTTCTGGATGAAAGATTAGCACTGAGATGTCATACATATCGTTTAACCGACCGTAAAACTTAAACTCACTGAACTCTTCATCGTTAAAGAACAACTCATGACCTGAAAGTTTTTTAATTAACTTATCTTCTTTCCTACGCATTTGCTACCTCCTCTTCTATCATAGTTTTAACGCTCTCCAGCGTAGCTACTGGTAGCTCCTTCCAAGTCATAAGTCCATACTTACGCTTAGCTTGTAATTCCACTTTGGACATGAGTGCTTCAACTTCTCGATTAGTTTTGTTTTTTGCGACCAGCTTATCAATGTCTGTGATTAGCTTGTCCGCCTTCTCTTTTCTGAGTGCAGCAATATCGACACCCTTATCTAAGAAGCCAAGCAACTCTCTGCCGTAGTCATCCGATAACAGAACTCCTTCCTCAAAGACTTGTGTGTTGTCTTTGATTACTGATACTTTGTGGTCTTCATCGAAATGCAGAGCTGTCAACACTTCATACTCAAAGTCATCACGCATAATTGGCTTGAGACCAATTTTCGAGACCTTCATCTTACCTGTTTCGGTAGCTGCCGCCTCGTATTTAATCTTACTACGGACTGTTGAGATGATATGTATGTTGTCATCTGCTGCAAAGGCAGAATACATTTTCTTAATAATTGGTTTAACCTTCGCCCAAGTAGAGAACTGTCCACCTAGGTTTTGGTGCAGGTCTAAGATACCCCCAGCATCGTCCCATGCGTGGGTCACACTGTCTACAACAACCACTTGGACACCTAAGTCTTTAAGTGCTCCGATGGCACCGATATAGCTATCGACATCAAAAGGTGCCTCAAACGAAATATGGTAGAACTTACCAATATAAGTGCCACCAATAACAGTATCTGAGTAGACTTTGGAACGGTTATGCTCGGTATCAACCACCCCTATCTTGTCCCAAAACTCTTGTGAGCTAGGGTCTAAGTCAGGGTACATACCTCTAATAATACCTTTGGCAGTAATCAGTGCACCGACTGTCTTGCCTGAGCCTGTGGCTCCCATGTACATGGCTGAGAACTTTAACTTCTCACGCTCAGCCTTAGTAACTTCGAAGTTCCTTGACATTAAATACCTCCCTTTTATAATATACATACTTTCCTTGTTTCATTAACTTAAACAAATCTATTAACATAGGTCTTATGTCATCGTAGTATCTGATAATCCTGTGTAGCTCATCATAAATTAGATAGACCTGCATTATTATTATTCTCCCCCTTTCCATAATTTACCAAAGCATTCATACCATAATCATTAACAAATTTTATAATGTTAATTTTGCGTTTAAGCAGTCGTTCAATGTTCTTTTCAATACTGTCTTCTGCGATTAAAGTAATGATTTGTTTGGCACCGTATACTTTGTTTTGTTTGGTTGGAACGATACGGTCTTCTGCTTGTGCATTATCTATTGGGTTAAATGAACGGTCAGTAAAGATAATCGTGTCAACATTGTCAAGTGTCCAACCTGTGCCACCTACTATAATGTTAGATAACAACACTCTTGTGTCTCCAAACTGCACAGCATCCACAGCGTTTTGCTTTTCTTCTTGGCTTTGCTCTCCTGTTAGTAATGCACTGTTTGGTATTTCTTCTTTGAGTCTTTTTAGATAGCTTGTAAAGGCACTGAATATAACCACCTTACCATCATTGTCTTCTAAAAACTCTTTTATAAAGTCTGTCTTAGCACTTTTACCATCAAGGTCTAATAGCCCTGGGTCTAAGGAAACTTGTCTTAGGCGGGTTATTTGGGCTACTACGTTAGGTATCTCAATGTCACCGACCATAAACTCTTGGGTAATCTTTTTAATATGCCTTTTTTGTTTGTCATTAAGTTCTACATAAACATCTCTTAGCATAATCTTAGGAATCCAGCGCATGACATCTCTACGTTTACGCTGCACTGAACACATTTCTAAGATTTCTTGGAACTCTTCTTTGCGGTCAGACCTGACATCAAGTAGTTCTCTACCAAATCTGCCTTCGGTATAGCCAAAGTACCGCTCGATGAACTGCCAATAGCTTGTGTATTTGTCTGGCTCTAATAGTTTTAATATGCCAAACACATCGCTTGGGTGGTTGACTGCGGGTGTCCCTGTCATTGGGTACACACGGTCTGCAATTCTACGCAAACGATACAATGCTTTGGACTGTTTACTCTTATAGTTTCTTAGTCTATGAGCTTCATCGACAATTAAGACATCTATTTTAGGTGTCATAAACACAAGCTCATCGACATCTGCACGCAAAGTCTCATAAGAAATAAATAGCATTTTGTATTTACCGTTGGCAAAGTCTTCATAAGCTTTTAATCTTTTTTGTTTTGAACCTGAGATGACCTTAGTTGGGGCATCATCAACCCAAGACTTGTATTCCATTTGCCAGTTTATCTTTAATGAAGCAGGGCATACAACAATACCGCTTTGTAAACTGTCTTTAACTGCCGTAAGTATTGTTGGAGTCTTACCAGTCCTTTGTTCATTGAACACTGCGGCACTTTTTTTGTGATTTAGGAACTCAACATCTACTGCTTGGTAAGGTCTAAGTAAAGTATCATTGTTTTGTGTTTCTTTTTGATTTTTAATTGATAAAAGTTTTGTATTATTTTTCAATAATTTTTCATAAATATCTTTTATTGCTGAAACAGAAGCGTATTTTTCTATTTCTTCAATCGCTTTTACACTTAAAGGCACACGAAAAGCCTTGCGACTTTGTATATAATGCGCACCAATAGCGTTTGCTTCTTTTGTTTTAGCATTTAAATATATGAAATTGTCATCGTATTCTACAATTTCCATCATACACCTCCAAGTAATAACACCCCTAAAACTGCAGTAGCTAAACCACCAAAGAATAAAGGTGGGGTCATTCTTTCCCATAGTTTTTGGTTGTCTGGGTTATAAGCAGCGAGTGCCCAAGTTACAATACTAATCGTAAACGCAAGCAAACCTAACCTAACTAACCACTGTGCGAAGGCTATCATACATCTCCCTCGGGTGGTAAATACATTATTACGACATTTGAATTATCAATATCGTTGTTCTTTTCATTATATTCTTTAATTGCTTTGTAAGCATTGACATCTTTGACACTTGAACCACCCTTAGATAAGTCATTGATAAGCCTACGCTCACCTACACGAGCCATAATTCGCATGGTTTCGTTAATCCAACCAGCGATTTCAGTAATTGACATAAAAGAACCCCACTCATCGTAAGGTATTCCTGTGTCTTTGGCTAATTCAAAGTGTGTTTTAGATATATTCGCTTCAATGTTGTCTTCAAATACCGTAGCTAAGCGTGTATATCTTTGCTTTACGGCATCATCAATTTTCAGTGTTCCGACCACTTCGGCTAAAGTCATTCTCTAAACCTCCTTCCTGATAGAATTGGTGCATGAACGGGGCATCCTCTGGGAATAGGCTAAGAAACTTCTTTACGAACTTGCGTAAATCGTCTAGCAAATACCTATTTAATATGCGAGGGAATAGTTCATGCGACCCTTCCTCTACCTTTTTCTTGTGGGCTCTAATCGTTCTGTAATCAAGACCTAAATCTTTCAACTTAGCCCCTGTCATAATGGCATAAATGGTTTTCTCTATCTTATCTGGAACTAACTTAGATACAAATTGGCTATTGACAATAGAAATAGAGGTGTAATCCACATCAAAGACTCGGCAGAATGACTCCATATATAAATGGAACTTCTCATTCGGCACTGAGTCTTTAAGTTGGTGATAGATGTGGAAATACATAACTTCTATCATTCTTTGTTCAGCTTTCTCGGGTAGTTTTATAACGCACCAGCTCCTTGTATTTATCTAAGTAGTCCCTATAACTTTCAAGGTCTCCGTTAAATCGTAATCTTTGTGCCTCGTTGTAAACATCTATGGGTGTTATTAGTTTCATTGTGCACATTAAGTTGCACTCAATGAGCCTTCTACAATATTATGCTCTCGCATATAAGACTCAAACCCTTTTTTTTGTTCTGCTAACCAACTGTAAAACTCCATAGCTGTACTGTCTAACTTGCCCATCCAAAGACCCCACAATGTTTGATTCATACTTTTTAATACATCAACCGCTTTGGATTTTTCTACCTTTGCTTCTTCAATACGATTATTCCATACTTTCTTTGCTTCTTCATACTTATTCATTTGCTACCCCCTTTATTATTATAATACTATTATACCATACTATGAGCGTTCTGTCAAGAACTTTGTTAAAACTTTATGTAAAAACATAAGCGTAATGGTGTTGCTTACTGCCATAGTCGTTGCGTATGGGAAGTCAGCGACTAAGTATGCCCACCAGTCAACGTTGTAGACAATAACCGTTAAAGGCATAAACATTATACCATATAAATACCCAAAAGTAAAGCCTAAAAAAGGTATCGGTAGTTTAATACTCTTAACCATTACCATCCACAAAGTCCAACCTAAAAACATGGGCAGGTTCCATAGCCCAAAGCCCCATTGTAAAATCTCGACTGCCATATAGACCGTAATTAAATACAGAGATTGTTTGTAGCCCCTTGCCGAAAAGTAAACGGCAAACAAAAGTGGGGTCAAACTTACATTGGGTAAGCTAAGGGCTAAGAACTCAGCAACAATTATTTAATGTGTTCGAACTCAGTTCCAAACAACTCCTTTAACTTCTTGACCTCATCTGGGTCATTGACCATAGTGTCCCACACCTTAATGAATGCTCCATTGCTCTCTAATTTACGCTTGAAATAATCGGTTGGCTCTGTTTCTAAATGCTCTTTCACAAACCAGCTTTCGTAAGGTAAGTCATCGTTTGGTTTGTCAAACCTAACCCAGTACCAAGTTTGTTTATCATAATCAATATCAAGGATGACCCCTGATTTACCTGAACTATTATACGGTGCGTCTTCTTGTATAATTTTTACTTTATCGCCAATTTGCATCTTTTAACTCCTTTCTCATATATTCTCTAAACTCTACAATAATTCTTGATACGTTTTGTTGATTAGTATTATAACGCTTGGCAATCGTGGATTGTGAGTCTTCGTAGATAAAGTAATCCCTTAGCCATTCATAATACTCACTATCACGCATCTCACTCACAATATATGCGGCAGTTAAATCAATGTGCCGATTATTTTCAACAAGATTTTCGTTAAGTGGCAGTGTCTTATACTGATAGTGTAGCTTCATTTTGTTCGCATAGTCATACACCGCATTGCGAATAAGCACATATGCGTATGTGCTTAGTTTCACTTTGCCCCCTTCATTGAAACTCTCAATGGCTTTTTGAATTGCCATACGACCTTCTTGGAGGAAGTCTTCCCTATAAGAAGGGAAGATGCTCCAAAAGTGTGTCTTGTGTAAGACTGAGTAGATGAGGGGTTCTAAATCTTTAATAGTATGAGAAGTAGTCGTCTTCAATAACTTCTCGTTCGACAGTTTCGACATCGTCTAACTCCTTACTTGCGGAAGTAATCATCACATATTTGTCTCCAGAATCCATATATGCGGTGTCATAATAGATAGCAGGTGTAATTTTGTCAGAGCCGTTGCCTGTAATATCGTGATACACATAACCTAAGTAATCTACATAGTAGTCGATAAGTAAGTTGGACTCGACCCTGGCAACTTCGTTAGCGGCAAGAGATTTCTTACCACCAACGCCACGGAAGAAGCCATCTGGCAACTTTTTTACTCTAATCTTTTCTCCAATGTTGCTATCATAAGCACAGCTTGAACCATACTTGAAGCGATAAGGCATAGAGTAAGTATAGTTATGGTTAAGGTTAGAGAAGAACACGCCTGGTGAGTTCTTGTCAGTTTTCCAGTCACCTATAATTGAGAAGTCGCCATCTCTATCTAAGAATAATAGACGAGAGCCGTTGATGGTATTGGAAAGCAAGCGAGTATAGTTGTCGTTGGTAAAGAACTTTTTGTCTTGAATGTAGAGTGGGTGAACGACATCACGAATATACTGAACGGTGTCAGAAGTATTGTTGACAGGAGTTACGCTAGTGATAATACCGTTGTGCATCATCATGATGTCAGTCTTGTAGTCGAGCGCATCGAAGAACTTTGTCTTCTGAGCAACTGGAAATGGGTGAGTCAAGCCACGACTGTTAGGACCGTGGGTACCGATACGAAAGTGAAATGCCATAGGAACTTCTTTGGTGCTAGTACCTGCTTTTTTGAGGCGTTTTTCAATGCCAGCAAGAGCATTAGCAAACTCTTTATACTCCATATAACCTTTTTCTACATAGACACGGTTGTTTAAAGTATAGGCAATACCTGCGCCATCTGAGTTATAGTCAAACATATCTGACATTACTTCGTCTTTTGGAATGTCAACATTTTTTGGTGCGAATGCGATTACACACATAAATAATTCCCCCTTAGTTTAAGTAGTCATTACCGAAACGCTGACCAACATAAGTGTTGAGTTCGGAATGCTCTTCATATTTTATAATATCTTTGAATGTAATAACTTGTGCTTGTGCTAAGTCAATCTCTTTGACAAGCTTAGCAAGATTGTGAACAAATTGTAATGTTGCTATGTAAGTGTTATAGTTAAGCGTTGAACGGAAGATACGAAGCTCGAACGTGTGCATGTGGTTGATGTTAAACGCTACATACTTGTCCATATCATACTCGTTGACAAAATCTCTGGCAACTTGTTCGTTAGTTTTTACTGAGTTAGTATCTACACGATACTTTAAGTCTTTCTTAGATGCCCACTGGTCAAGGTGGTGGTATCTACGACGAGAGAACTTAACAAAGTCTTCCCAGTTAGACTCCATAATATATGCCATAAGTGAAGCACGGTAGAGCTGGTCGGAAGTAGAGTCGCCAAAGAAGTCACGGTCAAGGTGAATGTGAAGCCCTGCGGTGCCTGCTTCGTGACCACGATAGCCTGCTTTAACAATGTTCTTAAAGGCAGGTTTGTAATTGAAATGAGATGTGTCCATATGCTTGTAAATATCTGCGGGGTAAGTGGCAATCTCAAAACCATCACGCAATGAACCATCGTGCATAGCGTAAGCGTGTTCCTTACCACGAGTCAGTAAACTCATAGTCATACCAACGGCTCTGTCAACACCTAAGTCAGCATCGCCATAATGCTCGTCGTCATCGTCATCGTAGTTTAAGTTTAAAACATCTACTTCTAACTCAACACCTAAGTTAGGGTTGACATCACCTGAACTTAGTCTGTATAAAGAGTCTGGTGAGTAGTCATAATCTTTTAGATACATATGCTCAGGACATTCTATTTGGTCTTTGGAAGTGATACCATCTTCTGAGTAGAAATAACCCTTGCTGAAATAACCGTTATATCGGCTCATAGATTCCTCGTAATTCACCGCACATATTTGACAAATCTTTTTACCAAGCTCATGGTTGTAGACTAGTTTAACTCTGGTGTTACGGTGGATGTAGGCATCTGGGTCAAAGATTATCACATCTTGTAAACGTTCTTTGACAATATCTTGTAAGTCAAAATGGTCAATGTTTAAGCCATTGAGTTCGTAAACTCTTGAACCACAATGGTCGCAAGAATTTGTTGTGATAATGCTCTCTATCACAGAAGATACATACTCTGCGAAAAATCTTGTAGTAGGCGAGATACTTCTTGTGCGGACGCCTGTGAAATTGGAAAGTGATTGCTTGTTATAAACAGTCAAAGCACTTCTATGACCGTTGGCTAAAAACCAATGCTTAGTAAACTTACAACGGTTGAGGTCAAATTGATATAAACCGCCTGGGGTTTGAATTGGCGGTGCGTCTGTTTTGATGTATGCGATAAAGTTATCACGGTCAATGTCATTACCGAACATAGAAGCAATGCTTACCAGTGCGGTTTTGGTCTCTGAGATAGGGACATAGACTTTGGTGATGTAGTTAGAGTCTTTTAACAACACAGACTTGTCAACGTCTTCTTCGGTATAAAGTGTTGAACGAATAACCATACCAAAACCAATTAAGGTAATGGGTGATACATCGTGATAGGTAAACCTTAAAACACCTTCTTTGTATAACCTTTGGTAAAGGTCTTGATTAGAACCCGCACCAGCAATAACGTGCGACACAAGGTTACGAATTGTGTTAATAGTTCTTGACTGTGAGTAAGAAGTGTGGTTTGTAAAACCTTCAAAAATGTTGCTGATTACATTGCTTGCACCTTCAAGTTGATGAAGGGTTGGTGGAGTATATCTAAATGATATGTCAGTTCTGGTTGATAACAAGTCAGAGTTATACTCTTGTAAACCTGTGTAGCTCCAAGTCGTAAACAATGGATTGTCTTTTATGAATGCGTAAGCACGCAATGCTTGATAAGCAAAGGCTTCGTTAAAAAGCCGTGCCATTTTGTTCACGGTTAGGTCGTGCTTTCTAAAACGACCTGGATTCTCGGCAATTTGTTGTTCTAAAAACTTGTCAATTTGCTCTATTGAATCGCCTGAAATACGAGAGTACTGATTAAGTTCTCTCAAATAGCCGTTAACTATATCTAACGTAATGTTATACGGACGGTTGGTGCTTGTAAACTGTGCGGTGACTTGCTTGTCTGAATTATTTTCTGAGTCCAAAACAAGCTCAATCTTTTTGAAATTAAAATCTTTGAGTGAGTCGTAAACGGGTTTGTCAACGTCAAAAGATAACTTGACTAACTCATCAAACTGACTGATTTTGTCATCGTAGCTGATTAAGAGTTCTTTTGTGAAATTGAACTCCTTGATGCCATTCATCATATAATGTGCCCCCCTTTGTAAATTATTTTTCTACTATTATATTATACTACACTTTGCGCTATTTGTCAAGTAGCGGGCAATAAAAAAGCCCTAATCATAGGACCTCTTATATTTAGCCTTCCTTGGAATGATTTTCTTGTAATTCTTGTGTGCCCCCGTTGCGTTAGACTTTTTAATGTGGTATTGATGGGCGAAATGACTAACGTTGGCTTTCTTAATACTCGTCTTCTTCATAGATTATCAACTCCTCCATTATGAACTTAATTTTCTCCACTAAGTCAAGGTATTCTTCCCTTTCTTTTTCTAATGGGCTTGATAAGATGAGCTGACTTCTTAGATTATCAACTCTAATAGACCATTCAGTGAGTTGCTTTAAGACTTCTGCGTTATCATTCATCAACGCGCTCCACTAAATAAATTGGAAAGTCAATCGAATCACGAACAAAGCCTATTCTTACTATCGCATCATCTGCCCAATTTAATACACCGACTTCACCAAAAAACAAGTGATAGTCTTCACGCACTTCTTCTTCCAAACTAAAATACTCGGACACTCTAATATCTTTGAGCGTCACGATATTACCGATTTCCATAATCTACCTCCACAATCTTAGATTTAATCCATTGAGATTTAGTCCCCAATGTCTTTGTTGCTTTCTTTGCTTGTGCTTTCGTTAAATATCTTGTGGCTTCCATCACGCCACCATACTTATAAGCAAAAGGCAGTTCAACTAAGAACTTGCCTGTATCAAGCATTATCACATACATTGCCATTCGTATCTCCTTCTTGGAACGAAATTAGATTGACACTGCCTCTGTTTGAGCATCCGCATAAATATAACGCACGGCTTGGTTGCTCATATACTCTCTTGCGTCTTGTCTTGTTTCAAACTTAGTGGCTTTGTCAAAGTTCCTCGTTGAACCCCAAGAGTTATCAGCATTTCTGTAAAGCAAATCTCCTTGATTGCTTAAACGAATTACATAAGTAAACATATAATACCCCCTATAAATGGTATGAAAGGTTGGAGTAGTTTATAGACATACTCAGGTCTAATACTATGCTACGACTGTGTCTTTGACACGGACATTTAAACGACCCGCAGACGCTGAGAATATAACAACTTCTTGCGTGTTGTCGGACTCACGAATATCGGCAGCCGAGCCAAGTAATACAAACTTATCGTTGATGTCAGTCTTGGTGTAGATTTTAGTAGTATTCCCCACTTTGTTGGCTAATTCTAATAATGTCATAATTTCTTTCCCCCTTTTTTATCTTATATACATATTATACACTACATTGCGATATTTGTCAAGATACTCGCAAACATCACTACAAGGAACATAATAACTAATACTTTTTCAATTTTTTCTATCATATTATTAACCCCCTAACTATTATACATCACTTCACGGTGAAAGTCAAGAACTGTGAATAGCTTGTTTTAATGGAGCCCTTGTTCTTGGCAAACGTGAAGCGGTAGGATTTCCCCTACATAAATATTATACTACATATCAGGGTAAATTACAAGTTTTGTGATATGCCCAGAATGCGGTGGTTTGGGGCGGGGGCGTGAAAATCAGCATATATGTGTTTTTAAAAAATGATAAAAATGTATAGTGAAAGTATACGTTTTGTAATAATAGTATAATATATTATATAATAAAATAAGACCCCCCACCTCCCTTATATATCATACCCTATATTTAGATATGTGTAAAAATTGCGCCATGTATTACAAACCTGAATGAGTATTCGGGTAAAATTGTATAGTTTCGGTGTGCATTTCGCACTTTTTTTAATTTTGTATAGATGCCACTTTTTGGAAAAATTTTTGAAAAGGTGATTTCTTAGCCCATACCGTGCCATTAGTAGACTCATCTTATCAGGTGGAATGAAAAGGTTTTCACTTAGTTTATGAAAAGCACCTCAAAGATTGTGTAAGCGCTTACATTCGCAGTCCGTGGACTAAACCGTGTCATTAGTAGCGCAATCTTGGCGGGGGTCAAAATAAAAAATGAAAACGCTTCCAACCGCTTGACAAAGCCCTTAACCTGTGGTATAATCGCCCGCTACCATAGTTTGCGTACAAACTATATATGAAAACGCTTTCATAATATCGCAAAAAAAAAGCCGTATTACTTGGCTTTTTTATTTTTCTTGCGGTCGGCAATTTCTTGCTTTCTCGCTTTTTCGTTCGCAATTTCAGTGTCAAAATCAAAATCTAATGACTTGATAACTGCGTCAAGTTGTATTACAAGTGAACCTTGGTCATCGTTCGGCACACGAACAATAAACCCTTTTTGAATGAAACCGACTTCAAAACCTAAATCTTGAAAATCTTTCATAAGTCCAACTTGTATGACAGTTTTTAACTGTCTTGCTTGAACTTGGTTAATTTTTCCGTTGTTCTCTTTAAGAACAATCCCATTTAAATCTTGTAAAACTTTTTTGATATTTTCCATAATATCACAACCTTTCAATTTTTTTGTGTAGTCTTTTACCCACTCTATTATTATAGCACGATACACGCTAAAATACAACCCTTTGAAAACGTTTACATTCCCATTATTTTATTTAGATATTGACCTGTCAAGATGGCTTACCTAAGCCGTTTGTAAGCGCTTACATCCCGCGCCCTCGCCTCGCCTTCGCCTCGCCTCGGGTGGCGACTCATTGACTCTTAAACTACCACTCTTAACCACGGATGGCTTAGGGGTGCCGTTTACGGGGGGTGGGTCTTAAAATACCCCCCTATTATTTTACCTTTAGTTGTCTGTATATTTATAGCAACATCCTTTCACACAGCCATGTAAAAAAATCAAATCCCAAGTATAATAGCAGTAGGAGGTATTGATGAAATGTAAAGTATGTTCCTCCGGTGAGATGATTACCAAAGAGGGAAAGAACTATTCAGTATGTGACGTTTGCAACGCCACTGAAATCCATTATGTTCCTCAGCCCCATCAAGCAGAGTTCCATAAAGATACTCATACATTCAAAGCGATATTCGGAGCGTATGGGTCAGGGAAGACAACCACTGCAACCATGGAGCTGATTCGTCATGCCTTGTCAGTGAAGGATGGACTAAGTGCCATGTTAGCTCCAACCATGCAAATGTTAAAAGAAACATCTTATACAGAACTTATGAAGTTTTTACCAGACACCATGATAGAACGTGAGATTAAGACAAAGGGTTCTGAAGCGGTCATTTTAAAAAACGGACATAAGATTTTATTATTACCCAGTAACAATGCCGATAAAATCCGGTCGCTTAACCTTTCAGCGTTTTATTTAGAAGAAGCAAGTAACGCAGCGTTTGAGGTATTTACAGAACTTACCGCTAGGACAAGGAATAAAAAAGCATTGGAGTATGCGTATGATGAAGATGGTCAGCCTATTATGGACTGGGATGAAAACGGACAAGTCTACCGTCACCGTGTCAAGAAGTCTAGACTCCTCGGGCTCATCTGTTCTAACCCTGATGTCGGTTGGATTCGCACAAGAATTCTCCACTACTCGGACAAGGTCTTCGCACCGACGATATACCCGAGGGATGAAAACGCTAATCCGTTTTTATCAACCCACTTACATTCGAGTTATCAGAATAAATATCTAGACCCAGATTTTCAAACCCGGATTGGTAGAGGGAAACCCGACTGGTGGGTTAAACGCTATATTTACGGTTCGTTTGATTATGCAGAAGGTTTAGTTTACCCCATGTTTTCAGAACACATCGTTGACCCGTTTATTGTGCCCCCGACTTGGAAGCGCATGTTTGGAGTTGACTTTGGGCTTCGTGACCCAACCGTAATGCTTGCTGCAGCGATTGACCCAGAAGATGGGATTATGTATATTTATGACGAACATTATGAAGCTGAAAAGCCAGTGAGTTATCATGCTAAAGCAATGCACCGCATGTTATCAAGTGTAGCGCCCGGGATGATAAACGGTCAAGTGGTTGCCGACCCAGCCGGTAAAAACCGGGGTAAAGATTTTAGGTCTTACTTCAGTCATTACTCAGAGTACGGGCTGTGGTTTAAAGAAGCGGCTAACCAGATTGACTCAGGGATTATGAAAGTCTACACTTACTTTTCTTTAGGTAAACTCAAGATTATGAGTAACTGTGTGAACTTAATCAAAGAAGGTCGTGAGTATAAATATAAAGAAAGCGAACTCGATGCTGAGAAAAACCGGGGTGAAAAACCCGTCGATGCCAACAACCATGCGATGGACACACTAAGGTATATCTTAGCTGAACTCCCCGATGACCCAGAGAAGATGGTATCAGAAGTTTACAGTCAGATAAAAGGCTCAGGCTACGACCCCGAACGAAACTTCCCGAAAGCCTTGCAAGACGATGACCATCATTTCGGGGACAGTTGGTACACACAATTTTAGGAGGGATTATGGAAATATTATTAGGACTCATTGCAACAGGAGTCTTTAGTTTCTTAGCCGGATTTATGATTGCAGGCATTTTAAAGATTGACATTAGATTTTCTAAAAAAGAAGACTACGATGCCAAAGTTAAAATGTTTGAAAGCTTAATTGCGGATTTAGAAAGTAAGTTAAATGACGCACAGCATCCTGAGGAAGAAAGAAAATATCATCCTTTAGATATGTTCCCGGCAAACTTACCAAGAGACTATGGATTACCTAGGTCTTTAGAGGAGGATTAAAATGCAAAAAAATTATGCCGAAATGATGCCAATGGCACAAGAAGCACCCACCCCCAAAGCAGACCCAGTTAAAACGGACAAACTTCGTGAAGATATTTTGTCAGCGCTGGAACAAAAAGGGGTTATGGAAAAACTAAAAACGGATGATGAAATCAATGAAATTATGCAACTCGTTGACCAGCTTGTAGAAGCCATGGCGAGTGGTGACCAAGCAGCTGTGCAGCAAAACCCTTTGCTTCCGCTTATTGCAGGAGAAGAAGGTCAGATGGCGGGTCCTGAATCTGCCGCACCGATGCCTGCACCGGAAGGAGGAATGTAGATGTACGATGAAGATGCTAAAAATATTTGGGAGAAAGCCAGAGAAGCCATCCAGTTTCGTAGACAACAAAAAGATATTCCTTGGCAAGAGCTAGATGCGTTTGACCGTGGAGAGCAATGGACCATAAAAGGTGAAATGCCTTCATGGATTCCAAAGCCAAGTACGAACTATATAAATAAGGTTAAGAAGTTCAAGACCGGTAACCTTATGATAGATGATTATCTGGGTGAACTCAAACCTTTATCAGCCGAAGATGAACCCCAAATATGGATGCTTCAAAGATTTTACGAACAATTATGGGACAAGCTCAATGTTAAATACCATATTTTAGATGTCGTTCGTACTTCAAGACTCTTAGGAAGTGGGATTTTATACATCGGTTGGGACGAAAACTACATCGGTGGGACTAGAGGACACCTTTACCAAGGGGAAATCTTAGTTAAACCCATCGAGCCGTCTACGTTTTTCATTGACCCGTACGCATTTGACTTAGAAGAAGCCAATTATTGCGGAACATTCATTAGAACCACCGAAGAAGCCATCATGAGAGACCCTTCAATTGAAGAAAAAGACAAGAAAAACTTCAAAGAACGCAGAAGTGTCGCTTCAACCGGGCAAATGGGTCAGTATGACCGTGGTGAAATCTACTTAAATAGGGATTATAGCTCTTATCAGCAAGATGTTGTAGACTTAATTACCTTTTATGAGAAAGTAACAAGTGAAGATGGTATTGGTTACAAGATTAAAGTGACTTACTTAGCCGATGGTATTAAAATTAAAGAAATCGAAGAGATTCAACCGAACATTTTCCCGTTTATCAAGCTTGACCAGTACGAACAACGTCAAGATTTCTGGGGAATTAGTGATGCTCAACTGATTTTACCAAATGTTAAAATGATTAACAAGGTTCAATCTGTTATTGGTACGCTTGCTACGCTTTACCAAAACCCACAAAAGATTGTGTACGAAGGTTCAGGGATTGACCCAAGAATTGTGTCTAAATACGGTAATGCGTTTGGACTTGTGTTCTTATCTAAGTACCCAGACCTTAACAACGTTATTAGAAACGTAGAAATTCAAGATATTCCAAGAACCTTATTAGAATAT